GACCTTGTCAGTGTTTTTTGATATCTCCATGAGCTTCGACGCTTTGTCAAAGCCCTTTTCGTCGTATTCCTCTTTGCTGTCTGCGGTTTTCTCGTATTCCTTTAAAGCCTCATTGTACTCTTTTGTGATTTCGGGCAGCTCTTTGTAAAACTCCACGAAGCGGGCGTACACATTGGGGTCGGTGGGGTTAAACCGCAAAACCTCTCCGCCATTGACTACATATTCTTCTATACCGGTATCAAACGTAATATTTTTTGACACGGTCCTTCCTCCTTTAAAGAATTAGCCCCCTTAACAAAAGAGCTAAGGGGGCTATTTGTGGAATTATTCCTCTTCCTCTTCGGGCGCCTCAGCTGTGAATGTTTTTGTTGAAATATCGAAATAGCCCTTTGTCGACCGGCCGGTGTAATGGATGTTGAAAGGTATCTGGACGCCGGTGTTGTCTCCGCCGTATGAGGTGACCTCAATAACTACATCCCATCGAGTCGCAGGGAACACAGTCTCGTTTGTGGGCTCCTCCCACAGGTATACATCCACCACTGTACTCTTGCAGTCATCCAGAACCTTTTGATTCTCTACAATGTCCTGCAAGCGCTCAAACAGCGCGTCTCCTGAATTTGCGTAGTACGGTTCTACCGTGCCCTGCTTCTCATACGAAGAAATAACCACACTGGTTTCGCCCAGGATGTTTTTCTTCTTGTCCACCTGCGCGGACATTTCGACGGAGTATTCCTCCAGATCCTCGCCAAGCCGAACATAACTAGGTGTGCTCGACCCGTCGGAACCGGGAATTGCTACGTCAATATAATGCGCAAGGAATTTGCGTTCAATTTTGGGCATCAATAATCACTCCTTTTCCTATAAGTTAATTGGATTTGAACTTGATATAACCCCATACCATTCTCGTCAATATCAAACAGCATGGCGTTGGACACTTCTACGCTTTCAGCCGTATAACCATCCGGCAGTTGAGGGAGGTTGTTCTGAACATTTCTCTCCTCCATCCAGACAGTGAGGTTTTCAAGAAATCCGTGATTATCTGCACGGTCCACCTCATTGCCGGCGGCCTCCCTCGCGTAGAAAACATAGCTATTTTGGTAAGTGCGGTTACCAAGGATGTCCTCAGTGATTTTGCTGTTCCCCGCAGCGGCCAGTGCATAGCTGGAAGGTTGCTCTTCCGTCAAATCGGTTTTGATTTCAGATAATGGGCGCATGTCCATGCCGTCATATTCAGACAGCCAATCCTGTACAGCTTTGATAATGCTCATGGTTCAGCCCTTCCTCCTGCCGCGCGGGCAATGTCGTCAAGAATTTTCATCTTCTTATCCGCCCACATGCGTTTGTCCCAAAACGGTCCGCGCTTCGGTGCTCCGTGGTGCTGAAGGTCTTTATCTATAACCACCTTACGCTCTCCCAATTTGGCATAGGCGCTTCGGGACTTTTCGCCAACCATAACCTTACCATAATACTGGAACCGGGCATACGGCATGTTGTAGGTCACGCTATCGACGTCAATAATACGGGTATTTTTTAAGACGCCCTGTTGCATCGGAACATACGGGTCCATTTCAGCGGCACATCGGGCAGTGAACATCCGTTGGATTCGACCGTTGGGCTCAAGCCCGCGCCGGCGGAGTATCTCAGCGGCGCTGTCCATGTTGAACACTACCGTCATTTCCCCGACACCTCCCAGTGAGCCATATCGCCGCCAAAGGCCTTAGTGTCCACGCTGGTAATGGTCAGTACATCGTCAAAATCCAGCAACTCCTTGGAAGAGCGGACAACATCATATTCAATACTGCCCTTTATAACGGTATCTCCGCTTTGCAGCGTCCAGTAGCGGCTCTTATCAGCCAACCCAGCCCACTCCTTCGGGGGCTTATATCTGCGATCACAGGATACAGCGGTGCTGTGAGGTATGATGAGCTGCACGCTGTCAGCGGAGGCCACTCCTGTCCGGCGCATTATGGCACCTTTAATCGCGTTCCAAAAGACACCGAACAACACTGTCCGCTGCCATTTTTCCGTGCCATCTGAGGCCTTGTACTTGTTGTAGACGGTAACAGTATCACGGAACATCATATCCACCTCGACAGTAATCCGGTATTGGCAAGGTACATCTTTGCCGCGTCATACAGCCTTGCTTCATCGCTTTTTACCTGCTTGGCGTAAGTCCGCGACCAACTGCCAACAGACTGGCTGACTACATCGCCGCCTGTTTCATTGATGTACCAAGCCTCTGCAACAGCGCAGGCAGCCATTTTGACCGGGTCGGCGGGAGAGTAGGAGGCGGCTCTCCCGCCGGTTATCCGGTCAATATAACTCGAAGCCCTTTTTATCAGGCGGGGAAAATCTTGTTCCGATATGACATTGCCGGCATAGACTGTGTTGTAAAACGCCCAATCAACATACGGCATGCCACTCACTCCTTTGCTTATCCCAGATAGCGGACAGCAAGCTCCGGATACATGGTCTTATATCCGTAAAGGACATCCATTGAAAGCATTTCTTTTTTGAACTTCATGTCATAGCCGCGAACCACGCGGAGGGTTACGCCGTTATATGCAGTAACATAAGATTCCACACCTGCAGGAGCTGCAAGCGGTCTTGTTACGAACGCAAAGGCGTTCGGATGGAACGCCAGGTTAGCGGTATGGTTATCCGTGATTGTTACTTCCGCATTATCCGCCATTGTAAGAGCAGGATAAATTTTTACGGTAATTTCATTATTCTCGGCGGTCGCATCGGCGGTTACAACAACTGTTGCGGTGTTGCCGTTCTTTTTGAAAGTGAGAATATCGCCTTTTTTCAGCGTTCCGGTCAGTGAAGTATCATCGGTATCCAGAGTTACCTGCGTAGCTCCGGCAGCAGCGCCTTTCAGCAATATCTTTTTGCCTGAAGTGCCGGCTGTGACAAGTGTACCTTTTTCATGCACCTTAACAGCCTGAGACATGAAGTTCTCAAAGCCCATAATCCTGCCGAGCGAGCCGTTGCGCAGCGCTTCGGTAGTACCGGACTTGTCCGCCTCGACAAAGGTATCAAGCTCCAAGAATTTCGCCTCGGCTTCGGGATCCCACAGCGCATATCTGGGAGCGACAGGAGCCTTCTGAATATTCAGAATTTTTCTCGCTGCCGTGAGGTCAGATAGCGCACTTGGAGTTGTTCCCGCTGTGCCAGCGATGTAAGGAATGTCTTTATACACCTCCAGCCCGTCAGAGTTAATCTTCTGGGCTAGAGCAACAGCGGCCGGCTCCAAAAACAGACGGTTCAGATCGTCCACATTGGTGGCTCTCTGAATTGCGCCAAACTCAACGTCCACGGTGGCCAGCTTGTCGAGAGTTACCTCGACCGACTCTTCTTTTACATCCTGCGCAGATGTGCCGGTACTTTCGTCAAAATCCTTAGCCTCAAGGATTACGGGTTTTCTTACCTGAATGGTGGCGCCTTTGCCTACCACGAAGGTGTCGCTGTAATCCTTGTGCACAAGGTTTGGAAACACCAGGTTTTCGATAAGTCTTGGGAGAATCTGTCTAGCTATTTCCTTGATGGTAATAAATTCGTTTGCCATAAATCATCTACTCCTTTTTCTTGTTAAAAATCACTTCATAGTACTCCTCATCAGACATCTTGTCATAATCAGGATTACTTTTTCCGTGCGAGCCTCCGCTTTTTAAGCGCATACTCGAATCGCCGCCGTCATCTCCATCATCGCCGTCAGAGGATTTTTCTATGTCAAAAAGGTAGTCTGCTTCCTTTTTAAGATTTTCGAGCTGATCTTCAAGCCCAAGCAGTTTGTCGCCGTCCAGCTTAATGTTTTCAAGGTTAAGCAGCGCCTTAACGGCTTTTGTGTTTTTTGCTTTGCTGGCAATAAGAGCGGTTTCAAGTGCATAGTCAAGTTTCAGCTTTCCTATGTCGCTGTTGTACTTCTGCTCCCAATCAGCTAAATCTTTTTTGAGCTTTTCGACATCAACCCCGTCAAACTTTTTGACCGTGTCCTGCAAATCCTTGATGGTCTGATTGGCGGCATTCAGTTCATTGATTTTGCTGTCAAGCTTTGCCTTGTCCACATACTGACCGGAAGCCAGGTTTGCAATTTTGATGTCCTTGTTGTCCTTGAGCTTCTCGGCCAGCTGGTCATAAGTCAATGCCTGATCACCAAAAATTGATTTTAGAAAGTCCATGATACCCCTTTCCCACCCGAGATTTAATTTATAAACGCGCGGCCACTCCGCGCTGGGGCGTCCATGCATTTAAACGCCGGCATGGTAGGCGAAGTTAGTATAATAAAAGCCCGCCAAGATAGGCGAGCTTTAAAAACAGATTTAGGCATGAAAAAACCACCTTCGCGAAGGAGGGTGGTTTATCCATTGATTGCTTTAGCCAGTGTTCCGTTTTCGTCATCTTCGACAATCTCAAAACGGCCGCCCATATACTCACCACACAAAGCTTTTGGGCGCGTCGGGGAATACAGGTAATCTTCACCGCTTTCATCAATAATGCGGAGCGCGCCAGTGAGTTCATCGACTTCCACAACCTCATAGATGCCGCCATTGAAAAGACCATCTATGCCGATGTTCTGGCCGATGTATTTGACCTTCATTTTAAACGCACCCCTTTCAATTTAAATTCATCCTCCGGAGCAATCCCATTGTTTTCGTACCAGTGAACGACATATTTAAAGTTTTCTCCGTATGCATCGCCAGCTTTTTTCTGCCACCCGGAAATGCTGCCGCCATATATACTCACAAGTCGACGCAAATCCCGAATTGGAACCGATGTGCCTTCACCAGCCAGAACATAAACATTGATGAGCATACTACCCTTTGGCACAACACCCTGTATAAGCGGTGTGTCAACATTTACTGTAGCCTTTAACGGTTCATCGGGTAAAAATACTTTTTTAGGATTGCCGGAGGTTTGTTTTATTATAGCATTATTTTCAATAGATTGGAATACTTTTGCTTGACCGCGAGCTTTGTCGGCATCGGCTTTACTGAAGTTGCCTATTGCTTCACGATCAGCCTGCCGTTTCAATCCGATTTGCTCAATAAAATCTTTTTGCAGTTTGTGCCACTTGGACAGTTTCGCAGCCGCCTCATCGGTGGGCAACCCCGCAGCTTCCATAGCTTTATATTCCCGCTTCCACCGCCGGATCTGACGCTCAATGTACCGCTGTTTTTGAGTTGCCTCATACTCCG